AATTTGCTCTGTGATTTTGTTTAGGAAGTCCTGCTGTCCAAGATTTCTTAAGTATTTTTAATACTGAATGATGTGCCATAATTATCTAAACTCGCAACTCATCATGATTTCTGTTAGACATGCTAACAAATTGATCTCTTGATCTGGAACAAGAGTAATGTCTTTCATATACTTTGCCATGATAAGAACTGCCTCTGGTATGGATGGCGGTTTCAATACACCATACAAACTATCATAAATCTTTCTCATAACAGAACTAGGATCATTGTCCATATGTTGTACAACCCAATTCTTTACTGTCGTAAATTCCTTCTTCGCTAGTGCCGAGAGAAGAGTATCAAGATTGACATCAGCAACATCAACGAGAATAGCAGAGTCAATGGTTCCATTAGCAGCATAGCGTTGACACTCATTGATAAGCCTCCTCCAATCAGGATAATACCGCTTAATAAGTTTGGCCAAGACTTTATCTTCAAACGTAACTTTCTCATCTTTAAGTATTCCTCTTAACCTATCAAAAAATTTACCTTGTAACTGTACAGATTGACCGTTTTTAACACGAAAGTCCACCACAGTGCATCTAGAATGCAATGGTTCAATAATTTTATTGATGAAGTTACAAGTAAATATAAACCTACAGTTACTATGAAACTCTTCCACAGCACTCCTCAAAGAGAGTTGTACGTCATTGGTTGTGTTGTCTGCTTCATCTATAATAACGACCTTGTGGGACGCTCCAGAGGTCAATGAGACAGTTGATGCAAATGTCCTGATCCTGTTTCTCACAGTATCAAGGAACCTACCCTCATCAGATCCATTGATCATGATGTAAGATGCACCTATCTCATCACATAAAGCTTTAGCAATTGTAGTCTTACCTACACCAGCAGATCCAGACAACAAAAGGTTTGGAATCTCTTGTTGAGATACAAACCCATTGAATACATTCTTGATACTATCAGGTAGAATACAATCTTCAACAGTGGTAGGACGATATCGTTCTACCCATAAAAAATCATTCTTCACTTTGTGTAATAATCCCCTTTTCACGTAGATCGTAATATCTCATACGAATTTGATTCTTGAACCATGCTGACCTATTAGGAGCAAGGTCATACTTTACCAACTCATCAAGAATCTTCAGAAGGTCTTGTTCCTTAGTGGTAAAAGATATCTGAACAACTCTTGTATGATGGGTCATGGTTCTAATGCAATATAATATGTAAGATCTAATGTAGTGTTATTCCATTCAGAAATTAATGCTTTAGATACTTTAACATTATAATCACCTGGTAACAACCTAATATTTTCAATCTTAAGATCTAAAGAATAATCTCCAGTACACTCACCAACAATATCTTGTTTGTAAGTATTACTAGTATCGTTTTCTTTATCCCATAAGAGCAATCTAACTTTACCATTCTTAGATTGGAATGACATATCAGGAAGACTATACACAGCAGACGCTTTCTGCAATGCAATCAAATCATCTGCGGTAAGATTGAATTGTATGTCAGCACCTGGAAAGTTTACATTCTTTTCTGGTGCTGACTTAAGAGTAATTTCTGGATCAGAAAAATAATATTTAACAGACCTACCTGCACCTGCAATACGAACAAAGTCGTCAGAAGTAAAGTCTAATTTAGGATTGTCAAATAAAGAGATACCACTTAAAAACTGACTAAGATCATAAATTGCAAAGTCGGTAGGAAAGATTTCTTCACTAGTAAATTGAGAGAGAATATTCTCTGCGTTTGAGATTGTCCTTAATGTGTTACCTTTCCTAAACACAATTGAAGAATTAATAGTTGCATAATTCTTAAGGACATCTAATGTTGTTCTTGATAATGTTACTGTCATTTACTTGTCATAATCAACTGAGAATGCAGATGGTGTTTCTGCTTGTGTACGATTTGCTCTTTCTCGCTTATCGCTAAAATTAAGGAGCAAGATACCATAATGAATAATTTTAATAATATCCTTACGTGCTGATCCTTTTCTATCGTAACGTGATGCATACTTAAGAACATTACTTCTACAGAATGCTTCAGCATCACCACATGCATCTATTAGGTCAAGAGTCTGCACGTTACCAGCAGAGTAATGACCTTTATAAGTGTTAGAGATGTATTCCGAAACCTCTTTAAGGAGTTCATCTTCGTTGTATTTCACGGTGTCCATACATATTGAATATCATCATAATAGCACTCTTTAGGAGTTCCGTCAAGTCTCATTACAATAATTTTATCTTCATGGACTTTTTGGACTCTGGCAGTACCATCCTCAAGGGATACGATACTGCCAATGAATCTACAATCTCCTTTACTGAGCATTAGATTCCTCCGTATTTACATCTGCATCAATCTTATCATATAATTCTAAGAATGATTGCTTTGTCTCGTCATCAAAACGATTGACACATACCTTGATTGCTTTCATACGATCTTGCCAGATTGCAAATGCACGAATGATGTGTACAAGTCTACGTGTACTGATAACCTCATCAATACCACCATCATTGAATGTCTTACGAATGATGTCTGCCCAGTTAGCAAGATTCTCACAGAAGTCTTTGTCAAGGACACCATAATTAATAGCAACCTTCTCAAGAATATTTTGCTCAGTTTTAGGAGTTGGATACTGTTGCTCAAAAGTCAAAGCGAATCTTTCAAGGAATGCTTCGTTGAGCACGTTAGTTCCAATAAAGCGTCCGTCATCTGAACCTTTACCTTTAGTATTTGCTGTGGCAAAGATGTTGAATCCGTTTGCAGGTTTGACGAATCTTCCAACCTTTTTAAGGAAAACTCCTTTACCTTCAAGGATGGATTGGAGACAGAGGATTTTGTTACTGGCAAGGTCAACTTCGTCAAGGAGCAAGATAGCTCCTCTGTTGAGAGCTTGAATAACTGGTCCGTCATGCCATACGGTTTCACCGTTAACAAGACGGAAACCACCGATGAGATCATCTTCATCTGTTTCAATGGTAATGTTTACACGAATAAGTTCTCTCTTGAGTTGAGCACATGCTTGCTCTACACCAAAGGTTTTACCATTGCCTGATAAACCAGTAATGAAAGTAGGATAAAATAACTTAGAACTAATAATCTTTTTAAGGTCGTTGAACGAACCAAACTTGACGAAAGTATCATCTGTAGTAGGAATAAGGTTTCTTGGTGTTGCAGGTTCCACTGATGGAGCACTATAGGAGTTTTCTATTTTGTCTACAACTTTTTGAGTAACTGTAAGATTCCACTTACCTTTACCAACTTTGTGTTGTGCAATCTTGCGAGTGACAGTAGCATAAGCGATGTCATTCATTGCACAGAACGCAAGAACTTCTGGCGTCGTGAACTCAGGTCCGACTCGTTTCATTAATCCGTCCAATGCTTCTTGTTCAGTCATTTTTAATTCAAATGCAGCAGTCATAATGTATTTGTTTCTATATGGCTATTGTAATGCATATAGAGTAACAAGAAACATCTTATGTGCAACTTTTTATATTGGCCTCCCAATCCTTAAACGAAGATTGTAATTGACCCTCATTCTCCTTTGGGTCTAACTTATCATATCCTTTTATCTTTTTCCATTCATTATACAGTGCACCCAATACCCATGCCTGAGATAACTGTTTAGGGCCATTCTCTAACAGTTCAAGATGACGTTTGTTACTTGTATACTGTTTGTAATCTTCTCTCCAGTTGGAGTCATCGTAAGGTTTCTTATCCATATGCAAAAGTCTTTCCTTTAATTTGTGATTGGCCTTCTGGGTTTTTACCCTGTGGTTTGAACCTACCCACATTTATTCCTTTTGATTTACCTAACCCACCTTTTCTTGTTGCTGATAGTGTAGCAGTTTTTTTAGTTTGTGTCAATACAGAATCCTGACCATACTTCTTACCTAGTTTTTTAACTGCTTTCTTAAACTTTCTTTTACCCATCTTACCACGATCTATCACATGACTTTTCTCTTTCACTCTTCTCTCTTTACCATCATCACCCTTTTCCAGATATGAACCAGTTACTTTAGTAGCACCTCTACCAAATCTACCA